ACCAGGGCAATCGACAGGTAATCCATATATTATTGGTCAAGAATATAATAACAGCGTAAAAAATGGATTTCAGCAAATACAATCCAAACAAAAAATGGCGGCTAGAGAAAATTTAGATCATTTTAGAAAAGAAATTTCGCCAATGGTTGAGGATGATACCCCTTTAACTACAGGTCAAAAACAACTTGAAGGAATTTCTGCAAAACAAAAAGAAATACAAAAAAATATTAGTTCCGCATATAAAGAATTGGCTGATGCTAATCAAGGAAATATTCCTCTTAATCTTGGCACATTAAAAACAAATGTTGAAAATGCATTAAAAGAAAAAGGTGCTACAAGACTTGTTTCAGATGATGTTAAAAAAACAATGAAAGATGTTTATAAAGAAGGAAAATTATCATTTAATCAATTTGAAACTTTAAGAGATGTTTTAAATGATGATATTAAATTTGGCGGTAAAAATGCTATAGCAGCAAAAATGATAAAAAATGAATTAGAAAATTTACCAATGGGTGAAGAATTTGCTGCGCTTAAAAAGACTGCTGATAATGCACGTTCATTATCTCGCCAAGAGCATTTAATGACAGAACCAACTATTGGTAGTGGTAGCCATGAAAGACCTAATCCTGATTACAATCCTATTTATGCTAAATATAAATCAGGTAAATTAACACCAGAAAATTTTAATGCAAAAGAAATTATTGGTGGTACAAATGCTCAATTGTCACAATATGTTAATTTGATTAAAGACAACCCAGAAGCTATGCAAAATATGCAAGCAGGGGTTATTAATCATTTAAGAGCTGAAGCTACAAAATCAGAAGAATTTAGTGCTAAAAATTACAATGCCATTTTAAATAAATTAGATGCAACAAAAAAATTAGATATTATATTTCAGCCTTCAATTACTAAAAACATGACACAAAATGAAATTAATGCTGCTAATCAACAATCTGCAAATTTTATTAAAAAATTAAAAGATTTTGGTGAAGTTTCAAAAGCTGCATTTACAACACCCGCAGAAGCTCACATTAATAGATCAGGTACTAAACAAGCTATTGAGCAAATGCTAACAGGTGGTGAAGGCGAATCACAAAAAGCTAACTTATTAACAGGTGCAGCTGACATTTTAACTGGTGTGCCTATATTTAAAACATTGCATCAAGCTGGAGCAAATTATGAAAAAAAATTACTTGCAGCTGGTGAAGCAGAACAAAAGAAAAAAATGACAGAATTTGGTGCTGGCATGAGTGACAAAACTAAAGCACAAAAATATTTAAAAGAATTATTGCCTAGAAAAGCGGCAAAATCTGCAACTTATGGAGTAGGTGCTAATATTATTCCATTAGATGAAACATTTTTAAATAAGTTAGCAAATCCACAAGGACAATAACATGAGTGTCAATCTATCCCCAATCGGAAACGGAATATCGTTTTTAGGTACAACAGGCTTACCTTTAGCTGGTGGTCTTTTATACACTTACCAAGCTGGCTCTAGCACACCATTAACTTCTTATACCGATGTCAATGGACTTATTCCTAACACCAATCCTATTGTTTTAGGTACAGATGGTCGTTTACCTAGCGAGTTATGGTTCTCTGCTGGCTATAACTACAAATTAGTTTTAACTGATGTTGCTAGTAATCTAATCGCTACTTATGACAACCTTTATGGCATTTTAGGCACAGTTCCAGCAGCACCTACTGCATTTACCACAGGCATGATTATTTTATGGTCAGGCTCTGTAGGTTCAGTTCCTAGTGGCTGGCAGTTATGTAATGGTCAAAATGGTGCACCTGATTTGCGTGATAGCTTTATTGTTGGCGCAGGTAATTCTTATTCAGTAGGTCAAACAGGCGGTTCTACCGATGCTATTGTAGTATCACATACACATACTGCAACTTCAGTAGTAACTGATCCTGGTCACTTACATACAATTTCAAACAATTCTAATGACGAAGTTGGTTCTGGAAAAGTTACAGTTGGTGGTAGTGCATCAGAAGGAACTGCCCCTTCTACAGATACAGCTACAACTGGAATTACTGTAGCAACAACTAACCAATCAACAGGTACAAGCGGTTCTGGTGCTAACCTACCGCCTTACTACGCTTTAGCATATATTTATAAGTTGTAAGACATGGATACACAATCTTTACTTAATCTTTTATTTACTTCTACTGGCTTAGTATTAGGTTGGTTTTTAAGAGAGCTTTGGACTGCGGTTAAAGAACTTAAAATTGACTTGGCTAAATTGCGTGAGGAGTTGCCTAAAGATTATGTTGCTAAATCTGACTATCGCCAAGATGTGCGAGAATTAAAAGAAATGATTAGCAAGCTATTTGATATATTGGAACATCGTAAATGAGTAAATGGTGGCTATGTTTACTAATTAGCTTTCCATCCTTTGCAGGAACGCTTCCTAACGCATCAATTACGATGGGTGATATTAGGACATCAAACAAACAAGATATTTGTTTTACAGCAACTTCTACAGTTCGCAATGTACCCGAATCTGAAAAGAAAGCCGTCTATAAAGAATATAACGTGACTAATGATAAAAGCGTATGTTCTCAAGGTCTAGAAGTTGATCATTTAATCAGCTTGGAACTTGGTGGCAGTAATAACATTAAAAACTTGTGGCCACAATCTTATTGCGGTCAATGGAACGCACATGACAAAGACAAATTAGAAAATGAATTGCATCGTCAAGTTTGTGCTGGAAAAATAACTGTGATTGATGCTCAACAATGTATTTCAACTAATTGGATTATTTGTTATCAAAAAATAATAAAATAGGGGGGGCTGTATGTTTAAAAAACTAGCAAAACTATTAAAAAAATTATTATCAAAAAAAAGTTATTACAGGGATGCAAAAGGTAGATTTACAAAAAATGATTAAGAATTGGTTACACAACATATTAAGTGAACGTGACAATCAAACCATTTGCGCTTTTAGGGTTATTGCTTTTGTTGGTGGGATTGAAATGTTGTTTAAATTTGCAACTGTTGCCGATCCACAGTTTAGCGATTTTGCTGAAGGTATTGCTGCGCTTGGTGTTGCGATAGCTGCTAAGAATTGGTCGGAAAAATAATGCCTTTTTTAATTACATATTGGAAACAGATTGCTTCATTTCTTGCTATTTTGGTTTTTATTGGACTTGTACATCATCGTGGCTATGTTGCTGGTGAGGCTTCTGTTCAAGCTAGGTGGGATGCTCAAAAAGTTTTAGACTTGCAAGCAGTTGATAAAGCAGAAGCCAAAACTGATACGATTAATCTTAATTCTGAAAAGGTCACTCAAGATGAAAACACCAAACTTAATACAAGCGATATTGCAACTACTGATTATTACAGCAGTCATCCTGTACCTATTCCTCATAACAGGGTGCAGCAGTCAACCGTTAGAAAAACCAGTAGTAGCGAAGTGTCCAGCGTTCCCACCACTACCGAACAGTCTAACCAAAACACCACCGACACAGTACCTCGTGCCGACTACGAAGCCCTAGCAAACGTTTGTTTGGCTACTACTATTCAATTAGATAATGCTCAAGAATGGGCAAAGGAACAGGCTCAAGTAAATGCTGAGTAACTTTCAGAAGTCATTAAATTTTGCATTACAATCAGAAGGCCTTTATGTAGATAATTCTGCCGACCCAGGCGGTGCTACTATGAAAGGTATCACTTTAGATAATTATCGTATATTTAAAAAAAATTCTCATTTAACAGCTAATGATCTTAAAAACATTTCAGATGCTGACGTTCACGATATTTATTTAAGTAACTTTTGGAATCCAGCACGTTGTTCTGATTTACCATCAGGAATTGATTATTGCGTGTTTGACTTTGCAATTAACGCTGGGGTAGGTCGTAGTATTAAAACAATACAAAAATGCGTTGGTGCTGATGTGGATGGGGTTTTAGGGGCTATTACGATTGATTTAATAAGGCAAGCTGACCCTGTAATGTTAATTAATCAGTTTAGCAATGAAAAAGAAGCCTTTTATCAAAACATAGTTGCTAATAAACCAAGTCAATCTGTATTCTTAAAAGGCTGGTTAAATCGTATTGATCAAGTTAAACAACGTGCATTAACTTCTTTCGGTATCGCCTCGTCTAGCGATTAATTCTTCGATTAAAGTTTTAATCTCTAGCACTTCTTCTTTGGTTAATTCTCTAGGATGTAGCTTTTTAGGTTTACGCATTTCTACTTTTGCGCCATTATCCCAGCGTTCGTAGACCACTTCCTCTTTAAGCATTTTTTAACCTTTTTGTAATTTTAAGTAAATTATCATATTCCTCATCTGACATTTTGTTGCCAGCTAAAATAGCTTTTTCTTTACGCCATTTTTTATCAGAATCTTTCATGTATTCAGCAAACTTTTGCTTAAACTTTTCGTCTTTATCTTTTAATAAATCATTTAACATTATTTAGGTTCTTTATGTTTTTTGATGCCTAATGCTCTACGCAAATCATGACTGTGCAAACGCTTACCAACTTTCTTAGGTACTTCACCAGCTTTTTCAGCTATCTTTGCAGCTTTCTTACGATTAACTATTTCATCGTCTGATAACTCAAACATGTGTTTTGCGCCTTTAGCTGCTTTACCAATACGTTCTATTAGTTCCTCATGCGACCAGGCTTTAGATGGTGCTTTAACTACTTTGCCTGACTTTTCCCTAATAGCTGGGACTAATACGCTTAATCGTGTAGCCATGATAATTCCTTATAAAATAATTTAAAGTTTATCACTAAAAAAGGGTGAGGGTACTAACTTGTCAATGAACAATTTTTGTTATTTGTTAATAAAAAAAGTTACAGCTTTCCCCTCATAGGGCAGGGTAGATTTGGTAACTATTGCACGTTGGTGTGAAAGCCGAAAAAATTCCAACTTGTTACATCCTCTAATGTCGACTTAACCCCTGTTAAACTAAAATGGAATTGAATCCTCAAAATCTGTTAAATCATTTGTCGCTACAGAAGGCGTTGCATTTGCAGGTAAGGTATATGTATCACTTTTAGCTGAAAGTAGCGTTACATCGCTTACACGCATTTCTAGGCTATACTTTTCTGTACCATCTTTAGCTTTGTAAGGTCTGTTAGTTAATTCACCAACCAAGCCAACACGATCACCTTTTAATAACATAGGATAAAGCGTTTCAGCACGTTTACCCCATACGTTAGCATTAAGCCAGCTAGTTACCTTTTTCTCACCAAAGCCGCTAGTAAAAGCAAAGTTAAATGAGCATACAGGATCACCGTTAGGGGTATATCTAATTTCTGCATCCTTACCAATATTGCCTGTTAAACATAAAATATTCATTTCTTTTCATCCTTTTTTTGAATTGGTTTTGCAAGTAAGTATTTATCCCCAAGATATTCAATTGCAGCCTGTAGCTTCTTTTGAAAGTCTTTAGATGGTTTAGGTGTTGTCATGCCGTATAAGCTATCAATTAACATTATAGTTTTTCCAATTCATTAACTGTGTTTGCTACTTCATTAAGAAAAGCCGATACTTCTTTTTCCATGATGGTTATGTATATGTCATCACGATAAACACGCTTAACAAACAATTGTAGATGTTCTGGCAGTTCGTTATTAAAGCTAACAAAGTCGCACCAGGCACGACCCGTACAAGCTAATTGAAATTGCATCTGTGCAATGTATTTAGTAGGCGCAGATTTAGATGTTAGCGTTTCAATATGGTTAGCTACTGTAGGGCATTTAATTTCAATCAAACCATCATCGCCAACTAACCCATCTGGTGATGCGCCAGCCATTTTAATTGTTGGATGTTCTACAAAGCCCACTTCAGTTACAAAAGAATCATTTTTTATCTCATACAATGATCTAGCAATTGGTTCTAATTCAATGCCACGTTCCATGTGTACGTTAGTAAAAGTTTCCTCTTTTTTACCTGTTAAACGCTCGCATACTAATTGCATCCGATAGTTTCTACGGCTAGCTGACTCACCGCTTTTAATCGTAGCTAATACGTCAGCTACACGACTAGCGGTTACTTTGCCAATACGTTGTGCAAACCATTCCTCTGTGCGTTGTTCCATATTATTCCCCTGTAAACAAAGATTTCATTTGTTCTTTAGCTGTTGTAATAGCTTTAAGTGCTTCTGTGTCATCTTTGCAAGCCACATAAACTTCTTTAAACACACTTTGTAGTTCGTCTAATGACTTAGTATCAGTTATCTTTTTAACGTGCGCTGTGGCATCTAGTGGCTCTTTTAAAAGTGCAGCTGCTGCTCTGCCTACAGGTTTACTATTTTGTTGGTGAATAGCGTTAGCAACT